TCACCTTCCTTTGCTCGCTCAGCCAGAAATTTTGACTTCATTTTCATGCTACCGCTGCATTCTCGCAGTTGGCTGTACTCGTAGATCCCATAGAGAGGAATGCCGCAATTCCTGCAACAGTTTGTACGAACGTCGAAGTCATGCCTGCGTTTAGGTGTCATCGGTCCCTCCCACCCACTGCCTGACATCGCGCTCGATCTCAGGGTCCGGCCTGCACAACTCGCGATAGGCGCGCCAGATACGGCTCAGCAGCTTCACCATTTGCGCAACTCCGCATCAACCTCGTCTAGTTCGCAGCGACGCAGCCATGCGCGCCAGAGGCGGCGTAGGCGGGAGAGGAGGTGCTTCATGGAAATAGCTCTCCCATGCTCAGACGTGCATTCGCGAGATTCGCCTTCGCTTGCTGCCAATAAGACCGCTTCAATTCTGCGCCGATGAATCTTCGTCCCAACTGCAATGCGACATATCCTTCGCTGCCGATGCCAGCAAACGGCGATAGCACGGTGTCGCCAGGATTGCTCCATAGTTCGATTCCACGGCGGATCACGCCTAGCTGCAATGGCGCAATGTGTCGCTCATCCTCATGCTCGCGCGCACTGCCTTTCTGTAGCGTCTCCGATGGATTGATATCCATCCAGACCGGCGAAGCATAGCGCTGCCACAAATCGACCGGGAATTCAGCAGGCGCTTTGGTGACTCGCTCTGGGTTCTCCCCAGGCTTTCGCATCGTCACCAAGTAATCCGGGATGCCTTGCCGCGACATCGCGGAGTCTTTCTTAAGCTGCTTGTACAGCAAGCCTAGAGCTTTGGTCCGTTGCATCGCAGTTACCGGATCTTTCCAAATGCACACTTCGCTGTGATAGATGAAACCAGCATCCTCATAGGCCCGGATGATCTCCCCTCGAAAATCGCGGATGCCTATATACCCGTGCCTTGTTTTCGAGGTAGGTAGGTTCATGCAATGCACGGAGAGCAACCGCCCTGGCATGGTGAGCCGGAACTGTTCAGCAATCAGAAAACGATAGTGATTCCAGAACTCCTCGCCGTCTTTGCAGTTGCCCATGTCTCGATCTGACGCACTGTAGGTGTACAGAGACTCGAACGGCAGGCTGAAAATCTGATAGTGCATGCTGTCGTCCGGGATCTCCCGACAGACTTCGACACAATCACCTAGATGCAGTGTCCACCCTTCGCCGCTTGCCACGTCGCGCTCGTAAGTCGTTGTCATTCGCGTAGTGCCTTTAAGGTTCGCGCGCATCTCGCTGCGCATGTGAGTCACTAAGTTGTCAGCCATTTCGGCGGCGGCTGCTTCCTTTGCCTTGATGTTTTTAAGAATCGCACCCTCGGCATCCGATACGATCAAATGCACGTCCACCGGAGACTTCTGGCCGAAGCGCCAGCAGCGACGAACGGCTTGATAGAACTCCTCCCAGGAATCAGACAGCCCGACAAATGCCTGCTTATGGCAATGCTGCCAGTTCAAGCCATGCCCGGTCATCGAAGCTTTGGTCACAAGCACCCTGGCCTCTCCGCTCGAAAAGGCATTCAGTGCAAATTCCTTATCTTCGATGCTGTCCGAGCCGCGTATCTCGATCGCGTGCGGTATCGCCTTTGCCAAAGCGTCAGATTCGGCATTCAGGTTGCACCATATGACCCAGGTATCAGTCGAGTCATTGACCATTTCAGCGCACGCCTCGACGCGCTCAGTCAATGAGCTACGGCGAGCCGCAATGCGATCCTGCAGGGACAAGGCTTCCATTGCAAACAACTGACCTTCGACCGGACGCGCGAGATTAAGGATGTGCTCGTGCATCTCGAGCGGCGGCAAATCGTAGGCGTCATCGGAGAAGCCGATATCCGAAGGTTTGCGAAGCATCACGGACCATGATGCCATCCACTTCCAGAAGTCGTTTTGTGCGTGACCCTTGAGCCGCCATTGCTGCGTCTCGCCGCCGTCGTGAACGAAAAACATTGAGAGCATTTCTGCTCGCGTCATCACGCCCAGGAACTCGGAATGGTTGCCGAGCTCCATGTAGTCATTCGGGGCCGGTGTTGCTGTGCAGGCAAGTCTATAGGGAGTGTCGCGAAAGGCTTCTATCAGCCGCGTCCTGGTCTTGCCGTCCATAGACTTCAGAATGCTGGACTCGTCTAGCACGATTCCGGCGTACCGTTCCAAATCGAAGTGCTGCATCATTTCGTAGTTTGTGATCGTGATGCCGTGATGGTTCGCTTCGGTGCGGTGGTACTCGACCTGAATGGCAAAGTGCTCGCCTTCGCGCACGGTCTGCTGTGCAACCGCCAACGGTGCAAGAATCAGCACGTCGCCTGGAATATGGCGCGCCCATTCCAACTCGATGAACGTCTTACCCATGCCGCAGTCTGCGAATATTGCGGCGCGACCACGACGCAAAGCCCATTCCACGATGACGCGTTGCCAGTCGAACAACGTATCGTGCAGCTTGGGTATCTCAATCAAACCGCAAGGCGGGACGCGCAGAGATTTGCAGTGCAGGAAATCTGCATACTCGCTGTTCATCCTACGCTCCGACATTCCCAAATGATGCGAGGGCGCCCCGTCTCTCCCAGCTTTCTCCTACCTGAATCTCGCACCAGCCCTTTCTCGACTAACGGCTTGAGCCTCGGTGAAACCGTGACCAGAGACAGGCCGAGAAAGGCAGCGATCTCGAATGACGTTGCTGCCCCTAACTTGCCGCCAAGGCAGCGGTAAACGCGCCGTTCCATGTCGCTCATCCGTATGGAGGCAGCCGCGTCGTGGCTCGTGTCCGGATCACGGCGCCGCGCCCGCGCGACCGTAGGGAAGGCGTCTAACTGCTTCATCGGTTTAATCCTCGGGCGCAATGATCCGCCCCGTGTACAGTTGCCGGACCTTGGCGAGCAGTTCGGCGTCCGTACCGAAGCGCTCGCGAAACTCTTTCGGCTCGCTCGCCAGGCTCGGGCCGAGCAGCGTTCGTGCCATTGCTTGATTAGTGAAGCGATCGATCCACACGGAGCGATGGTGCCAGGGACAGAGCGGCACCGTGGCGTGATCGCCGATGCGCCGGCCGCCTGATAGCTGGTGGTGCATATCCGGCGGCTGCACGAACCCCAGCGTGCGGCAGGCGAGGCAACCGAACTGCTGTAGATCGACGTATCGGCGCTCGCGTTTGGTGAGGTTCCTTACCACACGGCCTCCGCCACGTAGCTCTCGCCGAACCTCTCGCGAATCGCTTGCTCCAAGCTAGGCCATAGCTCCTTCCACTCATCCGCGCTCATCTGATCGAACGCGATGCGCTTGGGAACCCGCACCTCGTAGCCTTTGACGTGCAGCACATCGTAGTGCCCGGCAAGCACCCGCAGTTCATTGTCAATTGAGCCCTCGGTGCGCTGTGGGTCTTGGTTAAGGCCGATCTCCCGACAGATGGCGAAATATTTTCGATGCCATTGCAGCGAGCGCACGCGCAGCACTTTGAACAGCAGCACTTCGCCTAGGCCCATGCCGGCGTGCAGTTGCTCGGCCCGCTCATCGGCGGGCAGGAACCCCCGGCCGTGCTTGGCTAGTTCGATGTTCACGGCTTCTCGCCCCGATCGATTCTGTCGAGGATGGCGTAGTATTCGCGGCTGACTGGTGCTGGGAACGACTGGCTTGCTTCGCGCGAGGCTGGTTTCCAATATTTACCTTTGAAAGGCGACGCATACGTTGGCAGTAGTGTCCCATAAGCGCGCTGCGTCGCTAGGTTGATCATCATCTGCGCCAAGCCAATCACTTGAACTGCTCCTCAAGCGCCGCGACCCGTGCGCGCAACTGATCCAGAAACACTTCGACCTCGCGCGCGAGCGTGTCAATCAACTGCGGGCTGCGCTCGAAGCGCTTCGAGAACAACTGCATCCGCGCCGGCATCCGGGGATCAAACGACACGAAATCGCACCAGTCTCGCCCAGTGCAAGCCATCTGCCATTGCATCTGATAGACGTACTTTGCGGCAACCGTGTCGCTCAGCAGCGTCTCGATGTGCGTTGCGGTGTTCGGGCACTTCACCTCGATCAACCCGCATTCAAGCACCAGGCCGTCGGGCGAGGCCCCGGAGTCGGCAATCTGCGGGTGCGGCACAAAGCCTACATTAAGCACCTCGTTGCCCGTAGCGAACGTGTAAGCCGCCTTGGCGTCCGGCTCGTGCTCGGTGCCCCAGAGCATCGCGCCGTTGCTGTACCGCTCGACGGGCTGCCCCGTGATGCGCTCGACGATCAGTTCGGCCATGTAGTTCTGTCGCGAAGCAGCGGGTCCGCTCTTGGTGACGGCCATCAGATCACCTAGCCTTGATGCTGTGACCTTGCCGCAGCGCGCGGCGAACCATTCCGGCGTTAGTTGTTCCTCGCTCACGGTGCGGCCCTCCGCAGTGAGGCCACGTACCGACACGCTTCG